TCGCTTTGTCTCAGGTATTCTTGTATCGGATGCTCCTGCTCCCAACCTGTTCAGAGCCTCGGCAGATGAGCGTCTACACTATAAAGATTCTACTCCAGTTGACCATACTCTCGCGTACACTTCAGACAACTTGGGTGTGTTTGCGGCAACCACTTCAGCCCAACTTGCAGGCGTAATATCCGACGAGACGGGTAGTGGTGCGCTAGTGTTCGGAACTTCTCCTATGTTGATTACTCCAACATTGGGCGTTGCTACTGCCACAAGTGTCAACAAATTAACAATAACAACTCCTACGACGAGCGCAACGCTGACGATTGCTGACGGGAAAACCCTGACGGTAAATCAGAATTTCCCTGTTGATGTTGTGACACTGACTGATGGTGCTACCCCTGCGCTGGACGCTTCTCTAGGCAACGTATTCCTATTGACGGCGGCAGGGGATAGGACAATCGCAGTTCCTACCAACCCGACGAGTGGACAGAAGATTGTGATTGCTCATAAAGCCTCCGGTGCTAATAGAACCCTCTCACTGAATAGTGGCGCGGGTGGATTTCGATTTGGCACAGACGTTACTGCTCTAACTATGACGACCTCCGGTAAGACTGACTACGTTGGTTGTATATATAATAATGCCGACAATAAGTGGGACGTAGTAGCTTACGTAAAGGGCTACTAAAGATGCCGATTTCTGCCAGTCTGAAAGCAACGGCTAATGTGAAGCTTGATGATTTGGTCACGCAACTATCAATGCTACAGGCGACATATAAAGCAAAGAACGGAAAATATTGGCAGGGTCTTCCGTGTACCGCAACTATCCCCGCAGATGGGGTGGCTGTAACTGTCAATAAAACGGTTAGACCTAGTGACCAACCTGAAAGTTGGAATAATCTCTACAAAAATGACGCAACTCCACCCCAAGATGTAGGGATTGCCCTGGATGCGACCCTCCCTGTGCAACTACGAGTTGACACATATGCAAGACCGAACGAAGCAGGGTATGTTGTCGTTGGGGAAGTTATAGAGAGTACGAGGACATACCAACGATGTATTAACGTCGGGCCGGATACTTACCGTTCCTACGATTGGACTGACGTAACATCTACGTAACACCAAGGGGATAATGTATACATGGCTAAAGTCTTTCAAGTAGATACTGGTGGGACACTGACTACTGGCCTTATCTCCTATTGGCCTCTAGAGGAACCAAGTGGTCTAAGACCTGACTTCTTCGGCTCGAACGATTTGACGGACAATAACACCGTCACAGGAGCCGTCGGAAAAGTCAATAATGCCGCGCAATTTACCAGAGCAAATGGAGAGTGGCTATCCCATGCAGACAACGCCTCACTGAGCATAAATGGTAGTAGTTTCTCTCTTGCGGGTTGGGTCTATTTAGACTCGAAACCTGCTGTCGCAAATATGACCATTTGTGCAAGGACAGGGCCAAACGGAAATACGCTTGGAGTGGGCGATAGGGAGTTCGATTTGCTTTATGTGGATACAGTTGGGAAATTCTATTTTCAGATTTATGATGGTAGTGGTCTTGCTGATGCAGTTCAGGCAACAACTTTTGGTGCTCCATCAACCGGAACATGGTACTTCCTGGTAGCTATACATGATATTGTGGCCCAGAAAATTTATATTTCTGTGAACAATGGAACATTGGATAGTACGTCTACAACAAAAACCACTATTGATAGTACCGCCGATTTCAGCCTAGGAAACAGGAATCAATTTGGGATAGGTGATGCCTGGGACGGGCGGGAGGATGAATTTGGATTATGGAAGAAAGTTCTGAGTGCTCAGGAAATCACTGACCTATATAATGGTGGGGTGGGACAGACAATGGTACTTTCCAGTACCGTCCACCGGATGTTCGCAATATTTGATTAAGACTGAGAGACTACTAACATATGAAGAAACAGACAGTAAGGAAAACCAGTCAAAAGAATCGGGATGAGGATGTTGAGTCTCGCCTAACCGCGTTAGAAACGGATATGGGATATGTCCGAGAACAGGTGGAAAATCACATCCCAACGACCCTCGCTGAACATGGAGTAATCCTAGAGAGCATCCAGCGCAAACTAGGAGATAGGGATGCAGTTTCTAAGTTTATCTCAATGTGCTTCAAGTTTGTTGGTGCACTAGCGGGGGTTGTTTGGTCAATCAAGGCGATATGGCCTGGACACCATGACTAAAGAATTACTGTTATCGTTTAGGGATACCCTCTCCTCCCTGAGCTTAATGTTAAAAGGGGCGCTCGGAGATGATGTACCCGCCCTAGACCCTACCGCAGATACGTCTACGCGCCCCCCTAGTACGCAGGGAAGGATACCCAAGGGTCAGGATACCCCCCCACCCAAGAACAGGTCAAAGGACACCGTTTTTGGTCAAAAGCATCTACCTCCAACTCGAAGGGTTCCGAGCACAGAGCCGGAAAACCAAGTACGACAGGATGCGGCCTACCACTTCGGCAGCGAAGTATAACATTAAGGAGAGTCCCATGCGAACGACTCTCGCGCAACATCTGGTAACTCTCATTCAAAAATGGGCCGCGAATCTCGGAATATCCGACTACAAGTATGATTTCACCCTACATCCCGACAAGGTGATGGGGAGTGATTATGCGAGAGTCGATACGAACGACGTAACTAGAGATGTTATTATAGAATTCAATCGCCATAAACTGACTCAAGAACCCGACGAAATAGAATCCACCGTTGTCCATGAATTGCTCCATGTACGCGTCAACGAGTATGCTGAATTTATCTTGGACGTGATTCGTACCTACGTCAACGACCCCAAAACCAAAAAACTCCTCCAGAAGCAGGCAGAAAAACTTGAACACAAAACTATCGTGTCTATTACGGATGCACTCCTAAAGGAGAAGAAGTAATGCCTTTATTTGGAATCGACCCTTTCAACATCAAACTGTTCAAGAAATTGGGGACAACTGTTCCCGAAGTCCTTATCAAGCGGGGCGCAGACCGTCCCGAACCTCAACCCAGAAAAGGACTATGGGGACTCTTTGGTGGGAACACTGTCAATAAGCGCCAGCAACGCGCATACACGGTGAATGGCGAAAGCCTTGCTCGTCTTGCCAAAACTGACCCCGTAACAGGTTCCATTATTCGGACTATCAAATCCTTCGTGAATCAGGCCAAGTGGGACATCGAGGTAGATACTGAAGTATTTGAGGCAGAACTGAACCGTTGGGAAGAGTATGCTCTCTCTCATTTGTCCCCTTATGCCATAGGGGATTTAGAAGACTTCAAGAGCGAGAAACTTGACCCCAAGATTATGTCAGATGCGAATTCTCGGCTCAAGGCCATTATGAAAGAGCCAACTGACTTCTCGGAGAAGAATAAGGCAATTCAATGGTATTTCTCTTCCGTCGTCCGACAGGTAAAAACGGAGGCTGAAGCGCATAGATGGCCTGTGAAAGCTATCTTCGAGCGACCTTCCGAGCGTGGAACAGAGCCGAACCTCCGCACTCTTCAGGACATTCTACTGAATGATATGCTTGTCCACGATGCGGGCTGTCTCGTCAAGAACTGGAATCGGGGAGGCGAACTCGCAGAACTCTACCCCATCCCAGGAAAATCGGTCAGGCGATATTTGAATCCCGATAAGACAATCCCCGAACCACCTGAGCCTGCCTACGTCTGGGAAGATGGCGGAATCATCAGAGCCGAATATTCCAGAGATGAACTTGTGTATATTGTAGGGAATCCCCAGAATGACGGATATGGGTTTTCACCTGTCGAATCGGCCTGGTACATCATCACGGCATCCATCTACGCCGACGAATATAACATTGATTATTTCAAGAATTCGAATGTTCCTCCAGGGGTCTTCGACCTCGGAAAAGATGTAACCGAAGAGCAACGAAATCTCTTCCAACAGATGTGGGATAATGAGGTTCGTGGTCGTGGAGGACTTCATCGGATGCTGTTCATCAGTGGGTCAGAAAATCCTAAGTTCATGCCGATGCGGGATATGTCCAACCGCGATATGCAGATGATGGAATATATGAAGTGGACAGTTGCTATTAAGACATCATGTTTCGGACTCTCCCCGCAGGACATTGGGTTCATGCAGGAATCTGGTGGTCTTGGTGGGGGTGGGGTCGCAAAAACACAAAAAGGACTATCTCACTCTAGGGGTATCCAGACCCTTTTGAGTCTCCTCGAACAATATTATAATAGTGGAATCGTCAAGCAGGAGTTTAAGTTTGACGACGTGAAGTTCGTTTGGAAAGATATAGATGTCATGGACGAGGAGAAGGAATCGACAATTGATTCCCAGGATATCACAAATGGTGTTCTTGCTAGAAATGACCGCCGAAAGAAGCTCGGACTCAAGCCAATTGAAGGCGGTAATGTTGCTACTGTAACAATGGCAGGACAACTTATTCCTGTGTCTGAACTTCAGCAGTATGAGGAAGGGCGCGAGGACATTGAAGAACAAGCCTCAAACGCCGCTGGAGGCGCACCCCAGGACTTATCACAAACTCCTCAACCTGGAAGTCAAACAGCCCAGGATGTACAAGACTCTAATGCTCCTCCGGCTCAATCGTCCACAGGACAACCGCCTGCCCAAAAGCCGTCTGAACCAGTACAAAAAACTCCAGACTCAAACATCAATCTCCTAATCAACCGAAGGAAACCTATCAAGAAACAGCATGAAGACCTTGATGCTGTTGTGAAGGAACTTCAAGCAAAAGGGATTGATGCGACCCTTCGTATAGGTTTCGACGATGCACAAAAATAGGGAAGGAAAAGATTGGAAACCGGACTATATTCAAACCATTTGTGATAGCTGTAGCGAGCTAGTCCAGGTGAAGGTCGATTTTATAGTCCGGCTCGATGACGGAATAAGCTACCAGGGGCTTATTTGTCCTCGTTGCGGAAATGTTCTCATTCTCGACAATCTCGCATTGCAATTTTTCATGCTTCCAAGAGCCAAGGGGAATAAGCCGACTCCCCACTCCAAGAAGACCGCGAAGCGAAAATGGAAAATTATAAACAAGGGAAAGCTCCCGCCCGATGCAAGTACGTCTGGAAACACCACAGCCCCTAGAAAAACTTAGAAAGATATACAAAGATAACGTCACGTTCATCTCTAGTGTCAACTCATATCCGTTGGTTGACACTTTAGAGTTTAAGGGGGACTATCTTTCCGCTATGAAAAAGCGGTCTGTACCTGTTAAGATTGGGAAGAAGGTAGATAAGGAGATTGCTAAGTACAGGAGCCGACTTACAAAGATATGGGATGCAAACCAAGCAGACTTCCTCAAATCAATTACGCTGGATGGACTCAAAAAATCATTGAACAAAGCCGACGATACTTCACTTGAAGAAATAGCCCAAGAGCCGGATTCCAAAGAACGAACAAAGAAATATCGACAATACTTGCTTGACCACAAAGACGAAATTATCCGCTCAGGAACGAAAGAACTCAAGGAAGACCTCCGCAATGTGACTTCACTGTCGTTTACGTCGGTCTACCTCCTTGGGAAAAATCGTGGACAGGCAATGACAAATCAAGAACTCTCCGATGACCTCACAAAAAAGGATAGAGATACCCTCGACGAAAAAGAACAGTGGAACGACGATTACTTAGACGGTCTTACGGATGACTTGTACAACAACTACGTCGATGCCTTGGGTGAGGATTATGATAGCGATGATGAATTGCTCGACACCTTAAAAGGAGTTGGAGATAGTGAGAGGAGTCGTCTACCACTTTTCGCCGCCGCTGTAGGGAGCGTTCTGCTCGCCGCAGGAATGAGAAGCGCGGCAGACGACGTAAGACAGGTAGACCCAGAGACCGGAGAATTAACAGACGAACCTGTGCTCGACCCCGATACCGACCTGCCAATTGGAGACGTGATTACGGGAGGTGTATGGCATACCTCTCAAGATGATAGTGTTTGTGATGGGTGTGACGACGAAGACGGACAATGGATGACTTGGGATGAATTCGAGCAGGAAGCAGGGACGAATGATTGTCTGACCCGATGCCGTTGCATTGAACTCTTTGAGCCTTCGGATGAGCCACAGGATGAGGAAAAATCTGTGAAGTCCGGCTCCCTCACTAAACAAGATGAACACAAGAAAAATACCATAGCTGTAGACCTTGACGGAACACTCCTCGAAACTGGAACTGCTGATGAGCCATTAGGTAAACCAAAACCAGGGGCTAAAGAAGTTCTACAACGATTGAAGGATGAAGGCTACACAATCGTTATCTATACTTCTAAGGCCGGATACACACGAATTTCGAACCACCTGAAGGCTTACGGGATACCATTTGACCACATCAACATCAACCCAGATGAACCTTACATCGTTGGCTCAAATCTCGGAAAGCCGTCTGCGGAAGCCTACATTGATAACCGCGCTTTGGAGTTCAAAGGCGATTGGGAAGTGGTGTACCAAGAACTTAAAAGGCGTGGTGGAAACCCCCTGGCGAAGATTGCCCCGACAACAATTAGTCGAGATATTGAGCGAGTTAAGGAGATACATGGTAGCAAACTCGATGACAAGTTTCTCCAAGTCCAGGCAAAACGAGCCGATGAACTTAGAGACCTACACTCAGACATTACCCAACGTATCGTAACCGACTTACGAACACTCCTTCCGAACGCCGATATCTCATCTCGTACTAAGACCCGTTACAGTATGGTTGAGAAGCTTGGGCGCAAGGACAAATACAAATCCGTCGATGACATCAAAGACATTACCGGAATTCGTATTATCGTTAATCATCTTGATGACATTACGATTGATGGTGGGGTGATTGACGCTATTAGGGGCAAATATAATGTGGTTGAACAACAGAATTACATCGACCATCCACAGCCAAACGGCTACCGTAGTTACCACTTGACCATAAAAGATGCCGAGACTGGACGCCCTGTAGAAATACAGGTGCGTACCAAGAACCAGGATGCTTGGGCCTTGTGGTCATATGACTTGACCTACAAACCTAAATCTAAGACTTTCCAAGAACTAAGTCTTGCCGACAAAGAAACTGTTAGGCAATATCAATCTGATGTGTCGGATTATCTGTACACGCTCGACCAGGATAGGACAGCTACAAAGCCGGAATGTCCAGACCTCATTACACAGGTCGTAAAATGCTTTGGGGAAGTGACAAAAGGTGGGGCTGGCTCTGGTTCTTGGGAAGGGCAAGGACAACCGCGCTTCCAGTGGACACAGGCTCAGAAGCCCGAACAGGCAGGAATCCGACAACTAGAGGAACCTGGTCGTCAACTTGCCTCCCGCGCCCAGGAAGCTGAGAAAAAGATTACACCTTTAATTGATAAGCTTGCGCTCACAATGGATGGAACTATTCGGGGCAGGGAATACCGACTAAAGACAGAGGAATCTCTCTTGAGAAAAATGAATGAGGCGTATCTAGCAAACCCCGCTCTCGAACCCGACAAAGTAGCCAGTGACATCAAAGACTCAGTACGGTACACGATGGAATTTCCAGATAACACCTACACCATGAAGGTGAGTGAATCGCTTGACGCACTTCAAAAAGAAGGCCACACTCCGGTAAAGGCGAAGAACTATTGGGAGCAAGACGACCCCTACCAAGGTATCAACGTCACCATGAAATCCCCCGAAGGACATCTCTGGGAACTCCAGTTCCACACTCCAGAAAGCTATGACCTCAAGCAAAACAAAACCCATCCAGTCTATGAACAATTCCGAGTAAGTCCTAGTCCCGTCGAACGGAAATCCCTCTATGATACGATGGTACGAATGGCATCTACAGTAGCCGCCCCCGCAGGCGTCATGGCACTTGGGGAACTGGCCCGACAGATGATGAAAGCTGTGGCCGAGGGCGCACGATATTTTGCTATCCGACCAGATTTTAATGATGTGACCTCTGGATTGATTCGCCTTCGTGATGAAAAATCTGGAATGGTCATTGAATACCTTAATCGCAAGGGAGTATGGGTTCCTGACCCTGAACTTCTTTCCTTTCTCTTGGGGTCAGAGGGCGTCGATGAGATAGATGAAAAACGTGCGGGGGAAATCATGCACGATTGGTTCTTTGCTGGCAAGAAAGTGGAGAAAGGTGGAGCAGGCTCAGGACACTTTGGACACGCAGGGATTCCAGGGCAGAGGGGCGGCTCTCTCCCCGCAGGTGAGGGCGGCGCAGAGGGCGCAGGACGTGGCGGCTATGAAACCACTATCACAGAAACAGGTGGACAACGATGGCTACCTGAAGAACGGTATGGTAAAGAGTTTAAGGATGCTGTAGAGAAAGAGATTGCGAACGCGGCTGAACACCTCAAGATGGCTCCTGCTATTGATACAGCAACAGTTAGAAATATGCTAGGAACATCGGCAACTGCTTTTTTAGCCAAAGAGGTTGTAGCTATACAAAATACTAATAACGGGGATAAGGATGAACTTAAGCGGCTAGAAGATAAAAAAGTTGCGGGGCAAACAACTGTTGGATGGGATAATAAACCTATAGATGAGGCAATTTCTTTTGCTCGAAAGCAAGTACAGGAAAGTGGGCTTCAGGTAGCTGTTACGAGAAGTTCAGCAGTAACAAAAGGTATTGAAGAACAGGTCGGTAAGATTGCTGAACAATTAGGAAAACAGCCAAGTCTAGCTGACCAGAATCGGCTGTTTGAGAAAATCAAAGAGGATGTTTATAAGAGTAGCGGAAGTAAAATTCTTCAGAGTAATGCTACTCAGGCGGTTGTTACCAATGTTCTTGCATCGGCCATAGGGGAACGCCAACGGGCCTTAGCCAATGAGAATGACCAATCTATCGAGGGGCATTTATATGAGCATCGCCAAGAGATTCAAGCTCAGTGGGACAAGCAGACCGATGAAGACATGAAACGCGCTCGAAACGCGGTAGAAGGTGGAGCGGCATCAGCAACGGTGCAGAGCCGCCAAAACTATCAGAATGGGCGAGATTGGGTAAAGGGGAATGTTTCCCCCTGGCTCCTCCAACAAATTCCCCCTGTTGAATGGCAAGCCAAGCGCGGGAATCGGTCTTTTTATCGTCCTCAAGATGGCGCAATTAAGTTAGCTACAGATGACCGACCAGGCACAATTCCCCATGAGTTTATGCACCACCTAGAGCGGAATATCCCTCAAATTTCTAACTTCTTCTCAGAGTATTATAAGGCGCGAACATTGGGGGAAACTCCACTAAAACTAAGTCGAGTCAACCCAGGACGAAGTTATACCTCCGACGAATACACACGGCTGGATAAGTTTACAACTGCCTATATGGGGCATACGTTTATGGTTCAGGGGTATGGTGGTGATAGAAATGAACGCCGACAAGGAGGCGAAATCTTTTCAACAGCCGTAGGAATGTTGGCTAACCGCCGAGATGCCGCAGAACTCTACCGACGCGACCCAGAACTATTTGGGATTACTTCCGCAATTCTTAAAGGTTGGGTTCCAAGTCCGAAACCCGTAGGAGGATTGGCATGAAACTAACCTTGCTCCATGACCAAGCCCCCATGCTAGAAGTATCGTATGACGCCTACAATGACCCTGTAACCCTTGAGAAAATAGACCCAAAGTTCAGAGGACTATATGATAGTTGGATACAGGACGCGGATTATATTGTAGCCCATGATGAGCAAGATGGCGGGTACGAAGGACGGACGAATGGTTTAGACGACATACGCGCCTTCGAGCAACGGATTATTATGCTTATTCATCAGCTAGGTGGGGGCTGGCGATATGAAGTCAGCGAAGAGGGGCTTTACAAAGGTGGTGCGGGGAGTGGTAGTTGGGAAGGCCCAGGAGACCCCAGGTTTGCCTATGAAGGTTCTCAGGCAACAGCAACCGCCCCCGCGAGTGTGGTCAATACCAAAGCCTATGATGCCGCCCAGAAATATCTAGCAAGCAGGAATATGACCCCAATTGGCGACCAGGAAAAAGTGAAGGTAGACCCTGAGCGCGGAGCTAGAATTGCAGAAGCCTACGAGCAGATGAAGTCTGACCCCACAGACCCCACCGTAGTAGAAGCCTATACACAGTTTGGAAAAGAAGTCCAGGCGCAGTATGATATTCTTCCAGTCAAGGTTGAGTGGACAGCTAATGACCCGTACAAAACCTCAAAAGAAATGGTTGAGGATGTAGTCACCAACAACAACCTTAAAGTGTACACAGGCGGGGAACCACATCCATTACTAGGAGAGAAGGACAAAGATGGTATCTCCCTCAATGATAAATTTCGAGCCGTCCATGATTACTTCGGACACTCTATGCGCGGGAACCAGTTTGGGCCAAGCGGAGAAGAAAATGCGTGGATAGACCATAGCCATATGTTCTCACCCCTAGCACAGAAGGCGATGACAACCGAAACGCGGGGGCAGAACTCTTGGTTCAACTTTTCCAAGACGAACGAAGGAAAGGAACCGAAAGACCGCAAGTTTGCCGAGCAAAAGGTCGGTATCCTGCCGGACGAGTTTCTACCATCAGCACAGCAAAAGCAGGCAAGCGACGACAAGACCGTTCAGGAAGACGAAAATCCCCGCTACTGTCCACTCCGAGCCTATCTTGCTAAAGATGTTCAAAAAGGTGGGAGTGGCTCAGGCAATTTTGGACATGGGGGTAGACCAGGGGAAGTGGGAGGTTCGGGAGAAGGGGGTAAGCCTGATATTAGCCAGGACAAGCCTGAAACCCTTATCCCACAGCACCTTACAACATTCGCAGGCATTAAGGAGCATCTAGGAGCAGGAACCAAAATAATTATGTCCGCAGAGAATCCAAGGGGGCGTCGTCTAAGTCCTGATGAGAACGCCCGCAGGAGCGTTGGATTGAAGCGAGTCCTCCAAAATTACTCCAAAGATGTAGTGACACAACATTGGCACGAAGGAAATAATCCTATCGAAAGAAGTTATGTGGCAACTGTTCGACCAGAACATATTAACTACATACAAAATCTAGCCTTTGACCCCAAAGAGCTTAACCAGAAATCTATTATAGTTATCCGAAATGGAATTGCTGAATCACGATACTATGATAACCGACCTGTAAAGTATGCGCTAGTTAATGAGCTTGAAGAAACCAAAACATCAACTGGCTACTACTCGAAACTCGGAGATATAAAATACCTGTTCGACTTCAAATACAAGAGAGTGCCAAATGGCTAAGAGAAAAGACCCAGAAGCTACAAAGATAGAACGAACAGGCAAGAACTCCTTTAATGTTAAAATGGAGGACGGCTCCTCTTTCCAGGCAAAGACCGACCCTAGAAAGTTCAAGAGTTGGGGGAACCTAGCTACCAAGGCTGAAAAGGGCGCAACCGGAGATACGGTATTCATTATAACTACCTGCCCCAAATGTGGGTCAAAGTGGCACATAGACTGTTCAAACTAAGTCAAAAGTGAAACAATACACTTAGGGAAGGTTTCTTTATAATTTTATGTAACCCCAAAACCAAGGAGTGACAGGTATGTTTGACCAAGCAACACAAAATGGTCTAAACTCGGCCCATAATGCAAGGGTCGGTACGATTATAAAAAACCTCGACTCTGTTGTAATTCCTCGGTACTTGGGACATCTTGAAACAGCCAAACAGTTGCTTAAAAACTATCTTGCAGAACTTGGCGAAGTCGAGTCGCGCCTTCAGAAAGTAGACTCTGGAACTCGTCTTGCCCTTGGCGAACCAGACCTCCATGCTAAGAAAGTGGCCCTGGAAGAGACCATCCGAAAACTTGAAGCCCATCAAAAAAGCACCCTACTGAGGCTAAATGGCTAATGAGAACTTCGACTTCAAGAAATTCGTCGTAGGGTTAAACCTCTTAGACCCCGTAGCCTGGTCAAAGGCCGCATCTCATTCTTTGCGAATTACCATCCTTGTTGGACTTATAGCTCTCGGATGGGGATATTATAAAGGGTACAAGGGACGACCTATCCAGGTTGATGCCGCCGATGCTAAGTTTGATTTGGTAAATGGAGACGGAAAACATCACCTTCTCGAAATCAAACATGGGGCGATGACTTTCGATGGCAAGACGGTATCTACCAAGGACGTACCTAGGTTACACGCATTTGGAGTGGAATTGGCTCCTAAGCTAGTAACGGGCGTCACGTCAGCCGGAAATCCTGCAATTGGAGTTGGGCTTGGAGTTGCCCATCTTTACAACTTGAATCTCGATGGGATTTTAACCTATCCGTTTGTGGGAATCGGCCTGAGCTACGCGCTACACATTGATAAACCTATTCCCATTCAAAATACATCTGTAGGAATTGCTGTTGGCCGCGACATTGAAGCCAGCGAAAATGGCTTGATGGCATATTTAGCAGTAGATTTTTAGGAATCGGGACAGGAGGTTTTGGGAACAAAAATGTCTAATTTTACTCTGTATGCCCCCATTGATAAAGTTGATAAAGAAAATAGGACTGTTGCTGGATGGGCAACGGATGAAACCCTCGACAAACAGGGAGAAATTGTTTCTTACCTTGCATCCAAAGAAGCTTTTGCTGATTGGCCTGGAAATATTAGGGAGCAACACGACAGCAAAGCGGTTGGTAAAGCTGTTGAAATTATCCCTAATGACGAGAAAAAAGCTATCTACGTCAAAGCCTATATCAGTAAGGGAAGTCCTGAGACATGGGAGAAAATCCTCGACGGAACCCTACGAGGGTATTCAATTGGAGGAAATACTCTCGATAAGAGTGTACAAATCGTAAAAGATGTCCAAACGGGTCAATCTCGACAGGTCACTAAGATAAATAAATACAGACTAAATGAGCTTAGTCTAGTGGACAATCCCGCGAATCCGTCAAGCATATTCTCTCTCGTAAAACGGGCGAATGACGGATACCTATATCAGACTGAACTCGTCGAGGACATTCAAAAAGTCATCATCACTGATTCCGATTTCATTCTTGAGAACGAAGTCAAGGAATATCGTGAGAAGGCCGATGGCCTTGCTCGAAAGATACGTACCTCCGACGAAATGGAAAAGATGGGGGACGATGAATTTGGCATTATCCGTAAATATGTTTCACCACAGGGTAATAAGGTAGTCAAAGAACGTCATTACTTCATGCCCGACAAGGTTCATGCAAATGCTGTTCTTCGGAAACTAGATGAGCAATCTATAACTCCCGACGAGCGCAATGTGCTTCACAAGAAAGCGAAGGAAATTCTAGGTTCCTCACACTCAGAGGACGAGTGTAAATTTTGTAAGAGTGAGTCAACCAATACAGGGGGTGATTCTAGCGATATGGACAAAGCAGTAGTTACCGAACTAACCGGAAAGATTGATGCACTTTGCACAACGATTGACAAAATGCTCAAGGCGTATGAGGGTGCGTATAAGCCTGTTGCAGGCGCGAAGGACACACCGGAGCAAGAAGGGGAGAACCCGACAGATGCTTCGATAAGTCCGTCAAGCCCTGACAAAACTGGCGACCCAGATAACAAAGATGTCAAGACCCAGGATGAACAACCTGTTCCCGCAAAGAAAAATGTTGGAGCATCTAATACCAAGAAGGCCCAGAATCCAGCAACTTCCAATGCCGAGACACAGGAGAGTCCTGCGGTTCCAGCAGGGACAGGAAAGGCAGAGTCCGTGAGCGCCAAAGATGGCGTTCCAGCCGCGTCAAGTCCCGAAAAAGCAGGCGACCCCGCAAAGAACGAGGTCAAGACGCAAGATGAACAGCCAGTTCCAGCCAAGAAAGCAATGGCATCTAAACCCGCTGAAGGTTCAGCAGAGGAAGAAGCCTCTGAGACCCCAGAGGAAGAAGCCGCAGAACAAGCAGGAACTAAGAAAGCTGTGAAAAAGGCGAAGCCAGCCGAAGGTTCTCAAGAGGAAGAGGATAAAGAAACCGAAGCAGAGGAAATGGCTGAAGAGGGTGCAAAGAAATCGGCTGACCCATCAGACCTTAAGAAATTGGTTGCAACGGTTCAGACTCTTCAGAAAGAAGTTGAGACACTGAAAAAGCAACCCCTTCCCCGCAAGTACGCCGCAACAAGGATTGAGAAGTCCAATGAAGAACCAAGTGGAGAAGATACTCTTCAGAAAGAGTACAACGAGGTTCTTGAGTGGATTAAAGCTCACCCAGGCAAAGACCTTCCAAGGGAAATTGCCATAAAGAAAGATGCCGTACTGAACAAGATGTTATCCAACAAATTTGGAGACAGCACGAAAAAGGTAATGTAATTAGCAAGACCCAAGGAGGAATAATACAATGGCATTGAACAATTCTCCTGACGCACATTGGGAAGGCCCACTCCGCGTTGATGGTAGTATTTCACTTCGACGTTATACTACCGCACAGCGAGATGCCCTCTCCGTCGCGGAAGGAACTGTTATCTACAATGTAACCACCCACAAACTGAACGTGCGGGTTGCCGCAGGGTGGGAAGCTGTCACATCAGCTTAATAACCAAATCGTGAACCAAAATAATGTAATACCCAAAAGTAATACCAAAAAGGAGAAACTAAAAAACTAATATGAGCAACGCAAACCTCGTAGACGAGGCGTTGGCAACGATTCGTAAATCTATCGAATCGACTGATGTTAGCGGATTACTGCTTGTCCGTGAGGACTTGCAGGCCGAGCTTGCAATTGAAGCTCCTACCGCTACGCCAGTTCGCAATCGTCTTAATCGTATTCAAGGAAATGGTCGTGCTCACTCTTGGTACAAACTTGTACCCACCACAGTCGATGAAGGACTGTTCCTCGGAACGGCTCCCTCAAAGATGTTCTTTGAGAAGGGTGGACTTCCTGACGCAACAACCCCTTCCTACAAGAACGTGAGCGCACCTTATACAGCGATTGGTGACTTGGTGACCGTATCGTTCCAAGACCAGATGAGCGGCGCAACATACACCGACATCAAAAAGCACCAAATCAAGCTGAAGATGGTCAACGTGGCGCGTGGTGAAGAGTGGGCCATAATCAATGGCGATTCCACAGTAGACCCCAAGCAGTTTGATGGTCTACTCAAGCAAATCACCACAAACACCACAGACCTAGCAGGTGTGAACCTCTCTCTATCCGATATTACCAATATGGAGCGAAAAATCGTCACTCGCGGTGGGAAACCACAGGCGGTGATTGCTGGCTACCGTGAGGCTCAGAGGATTTCCGAACTCGTCCTCGGTAGTTTCTACCGTTTAACTCAAGCAGGAGCAGGCTCTATGTCCAATGTTCCGGCGGGTGTTGCTGTAACCGCATGGGACAATGTGTTTGGTCGTGTGGACATTATCGGGTCAGAGTTCCTTCGTCCAGAAGGTATTGATGAACTAGCAAAGCTGATTGTGCTGGATGATAAAACGGTGCTCGAAGATGGAAATGCCGTCCAGATGGTTGACCTTATGCCATTGTCGGCAATCGACCTCGCACTCCTTGGTTCGGCTTACCGAACTCTGGTCTGCGAATTTACGGTTTTGATGCTTGCCTGTGAAGCCTTCCAGGGAGTCATCAAGAACATCGGTACAACGGAGCCAGCATAATACTTGGCTTCTAATTAAAATTGATTCAGGTGGAGGTGGGGTGAAAAGCCCCACCTCCTCTGAAACAATCTAACTTAACTCAGGGCAGGGGTGAAACTGTCGGGAAATTTTTGTTAGAGGCCACGCTGACCGTAGATGAATTCGTATCTTCACTGAGCGAATCATCAATTACGTAAAGCAAAGTGGACTATCGAGAAAAGGAGCTACAATTACAAAATGTCTACTACTGACCCCACTCGGTACAAGGGTAAGAAAGTACCCGCATTTCCATACGACCAAAGCAATAAAAGTTCCTCTGTTCTAGTCCTTCCTATTATTGTTGCAGGCGAGATTGTCGGATACCTCCCTGCCAAAGCTATAGACAACGGAGATGGCACAGCAACATTGAAAGTTGATACAGAATTAACACTAGCCGCCGATAATGTAACGGTTGGCAATATCAAAGTTGCCTCTACTGACCAATCTACAGCCAACGAAAAATTTATCAAGGTAAAGCCCGATGGAACGGTTTTTGTGACCCCCGACCTTCTGGCTGTTTTTGATACCAACGTAAAACAATGGGGCGGGACTATTCAGTCCGGTGCAGACCTAACTCCACTCTTTCAGCACCTTAATACAGACCTTTCCACCAGAGCATCCGAAGCAACTCTAGCAACTCGCGCTACTGAAGCTACACTCGCCTTAGTTAAATCTGACCTCGATGAAATTGCTTTAGATACAGATAATCTTAATACCCCATTGAGTACAAGAGCCAGTGAGCTAACCCTATCAGGAATCAAGACCCAGACCGACAAGTTAACATTTGATGCAACTAGTTCGCTCCTTGTGCAAGAAGAACAAAAGAGCACAGGGACAGCCGTAGCGGTTCCTGTGACTAACACTATTGGGCCAGCGACCTTAATTCTCGCGGCCAATGCTAACAGACAGGAATACACGGTGGTTCACGAAGACCCAAGTGCTGTAGTCTACCTTGGTTTTGCTAACACAGTTACGACCTTAACGGGAATTCCGATTGTTGGAAACCAGATGTACGGCTCAAACAAGTATACAGGAGCAATCTACGCTGTGGCGTCAGTTGCAGGCCCAATCAGCGTAAGAGTTGCAGAGGTCGCATAAAAATGGCTGTACTTAGCTCCCCTCCTTCAAAATGGAAACTAAATGCCGACGGAGATATCCAGCCAAAGAGCCTAACAGCAAATCTTCGTATAGAAAAGGTAACTCCCTCTCTAATATTACGGGATATCTTTCAAGTTCTTCCTGATGGCTTGTGGAGAACTCGCCTCGATAATAGCAACATACTGTTCATTGAGAAGAATACTGCCGTCGCTGGAGACTTTAGTATCTTTGCATCCCCGATGTTTATGTCATCTACTGTTGTATCAGTCCAGGGCATCCTTGACCTTCTTCCTGGTGATGGGGGAATCCCAGGACGAATCGCTTTTGATAGTTCTACTACTGAACTCTCGATTGACCCACACCAACTATATCGAAATGCAGTAGATGAGCGACTCCACTACAAAGTTGCAGTTGCGGATGACCGTTCCATAGCTTATCAAATTGACGACCTAAACCACCAAATATCAAATCCAGACCCCGCGTTTGAACTCCGAGAAACCGACCAGATACTTCCCGCCGGACTTTGGAGAACCCGCTTGGGTGGCAATGCTTTTAAGGTCGAACGTAATACGGCCCCTGTGGGAGATTGGTCTTCCTTTCAGACGCCATTTGACCTGTCTTTCGACGGCATCCAATATATATTTGAACTTGGAGGACAGGTAGACGTTGGAACTAATCTTTTGCTATCTGGAGCGAGTTCCTATGTGTGGTTTGTGGGTACAGTTCCTACCCCAACGGTCAACAATACGTTGTTTAGAAGCTCTGCCGACACTCGGTTACACTTCCGCAACAACTCTGCTGTCAATAAGACTCTAGCTTACCTTGACGAAGTTGCGGCAATCGCTAACTTTATCACGCGAGAAACACCTACGGGAACAGTGAATGGAGTGAATACTATATTTACTTTAGCCAATACCCCTGTGGTTGGAAGTGAATCTGTCTATCTTAACGGTGTCCAGCAAGACCCAGGTGGGGCAAACGACTATACAATCGCAGGAGCTACCATTACGTTCAATGTTGCGCCCTTGACGGGAGAAAAAATCCGAGTGAGTTATATTAAGGCATAAAATTGCTATCGAGAATACACAAATGCCGAATACAAATAAAACTATACCACCAACGTCAGGTCTTGGCCTTCAACATCTTGGTCTGCCCCTTGTTTCGCGTCCGTCTAATGTAGTGATTCCAATTGTTAAGAATGGGCAGATAGTTGGGTGGACATCTATTGATAAAAATAACCAAGTTGTTCCCGCTACTACCTCACTAACGCAATCCCCAATCTCAATAAAACCTTGCATTTTTTGTAGGGCAGTACGCACACTACAAAAAGTGTTCGCTAGATAAAATTCCTTAGAGAGACCCGAATGATTTTATCTTATAACAAAAAGCGGGTACGACTTGGAAACGTACATGGTAATCATGTGGATTTGGTTCTAAAGAAAGTCTGTTCGCTTCCCCATAATTGGTCACTATTGCCGATTCGTACAAAGATAAGATGGAAAATCTCACATCTTTTGAGGCATATTAAATGGTTAATAACATAAGCGGAAAGAAACCTCCTGCTCTCCCCGTTGATGGTAATGGCCGCGCCCTTGCTGGCTTATGCCTTCCACTGGTGGACGGAACGGGTCATATTATTGGATGGGCACCCGCCGGAGCGGTAGACCAAGGTGACGGAACGCTTGTTCTTAAGGTGGATGCTGAACTAGCAGTAGATAATGCGAACTTCACATTCAATAATCTTAAGGTAGGGTCTATCGACCAGACGGCGGCGAATTCTCGATACCTTAAAACTGATGCGGATGGAACTGTCCATGTTACTGTAGTTGGCACACCTACTGCTGATACGAACATAATCAAGTGGGGTGGTACAGTTTTAACTGGTGCGAACATTACGCCCAATATCCTTAATCTCGATGTTGCCCTTTCGACTCGCGCTACTGAAGCTACACTTGCATCAGTAAAAACTGACTTAGATTCTATTCTTGCTCGGTTAGACGTAGCTCTTTCGACGAGGGCGACTGAGGCAACATTAGGGTTGGTTAAAACCGACCTGGATGATGTCAAAACTAAGCTTGATACACTGAACGCCAAAGATTTCTCGACCCAGACAACTCTTGCCCAGGTAAAGACCGACCTTGATAGTATACTCGCTCAATTGAATGTAACCTTGTCAACTAGAGCATCGGAGTCAACGCTTGGTGCAGTAAAATCAGACCTTGACGACATTAAAACAAAACTTGACACGCTCAATGCGAAAGACTTTGCTACACAAACGACATTATTGAGTCTTAACTCCAAAGATTTTGCAACACAGACCACCCTTGCTGGCATTAAGACTCAGACCGATAAATTAACCTTTGCTGGTATTCGATTGCTCGTTGATGGAAGCGGAGTAACACAACCAATTTCAGCCGTCTCATTACCACTCCCGACGGGGGCGGCAACTGAGACTACATTAACTTCGGTAAAAACAGACCTAGACGAAATTGCGCTAGACACTGATAATCTGTCGCTGATTAAGGTAAAGACAGATAACTTAGATATAGCATTATCGACTCGGCTAGCAGATGCAACATTTACGGGAAGAATCAATACCCAAGGGCAAAAAACAATGGCGGCGTCAACGCCAGTGGTACTTGCCTCAGACCAATCTGCGATTTCTGTTAGTGTTGCAAACGCTACTGCGTCATCTGTAACCGTCGTGGCACGTAGCGCATCCTCTGTAACTTTACTTGCATCAAATAGTAGTCGTCGTGGCGCGATTATCCACAATGATGCATCAACCGATTTGTTTGTGAAGCTCGGTGCAACGGCATCTACGTCAAGTTTTACAACTAGATTGGGAGCGCAAGATAGTTATGAAGTGCCATTCCGCTATTCGGGAATTATTGATGGTATATGGGCATCCGCAGGTGCGGGAGATGCTAAGATTACGGAGTTGACATAATGGCTATCTCAAAGAGTTCAAATTCAGCAGGAAGAACACCGACAGACGGAAGTGGAGTAACGCAACCTATTTCGGCTGTGTCATTACCGCTTCCCACAGGCGCGTCCACCGAAGGAACTCTTGCTCTTGTCAAGGCTGACCTGGAAGGTACAGTTTCATCTGGAAACTCCTCGACAACACCACTTGGGGTAGGCGCAACATACACAGGCACATTTGACGATGTAACAAATTATGCCTTTATGACGATTTCTGTATTCTCAGACCAGGCTTCTGCGACAGGTGGACTTACATTTCAATTTTCGAGTGATGGGGTTAATGTAGATGTGTCAGAATCGTCCGATGTTACTGCGAGTTCAGGGCGGGGATTTGCGATTACGCCGAGGTCGCGCTTCTTCCGCATCGTGTATGTAAACGGTGCGGTAGCACAAACGGCATTTCGCCTATCAGTGGTATATCACCGGGCGGGAACGGGCTTGATTACCAAACCGCTTAGTGATTCGATAAATGATAGTAATTTCGCTCAGACAGTTCGGGGCGTCCTTGCCGGAAAGATACCTGCTGGAACATATAGCAATATTACAGCCGCCGTAGTAGGAGCCTCTCGCGCTCTAGATGTTAATGTGGTACAAAATGTATCTGCTACGGGTGCTCGTACCGACTTAGGGCAAGTATTTAGCTTGGCAGTAGATGTCAGTCTTGCAACATCTGGAGTGCGCAATCCTGCTATTCTACTCAAGAATCCAACGGGGAGCGGTAAGAGAATCAGAATTGTTCGCTTAAATGTTCATGCTACAGCCGCCGATAGTGGTATTATATGGAGGCTTTTTGTTGACCCCACGATAACCATAAATGGGACGACTCAGACCCCTGTAAATCTCAATATAGGTGGCGGCTCTAATCCCGCTACGGTAGTTACTATCTTTACACTTCCAACTGTATCGGCAAACGGGACTAGATTTTTTGGGTATTTGTCTGGACAGAATTCAAATAGTACCGAGATTGTGGGAGATGCGATTGTGGTTCTAAATCCAAACCATAATCTCTTGATTACAGGTGAACCAACCATCAACGCTCAAAACTCCGTGATTACACTTTATTGGGAGGAGGTAGTATAATGTCGCTCACCAACTTCACCGCCCAACTTTATGTCGAGAGCCTTTTGGTACAAGTTCCTGTGGGAAAATCTACTGTAACAATAGACAAGACGTTCAGTTTTGGGACGAAGCCAGCAGGGGCAATCTTGATTACGTCCGATTGTAAGTATGGAGACGTAGGCACATTGACTATAGAACATCCTATTGCGGGAACAGTCGGGCAGTTGGGAACTGTCCATCTCCCAGAAGGTAATAGAGAAATTTCAGTCTACACAGAAAGCCCAAATGTCGAAGTCCCGCCAGGGCTTATATATAGATTGGTTATAACAACAGTAGACACTTTTGGTCGTAATATTATAATCTGGTTGTTGGTAAAAAAGTAAAGGGAGATAGCTAATGGCTTTGAGCTATCATTATTGTACCGAAGCAGACGTTCGCTCCAAAATTTTGGGGCTTGATGTGAGTGATATTCCATCTACACTTTTTCAACACCTCAATGACCGCTACATCCCTTTTGCTCAACGGGAAGTGGATAGTTTCTGCGCTACAAATTTCGATGTTACGACGGTAGAAGAATTTTATGACGGAACTGGTAGCGCACTATTGAATCTTCGCCACCGCCCCGTCAGAGAAGTTTTGAACGTGACGTTGAACATTATTCCATCGGCAATCTGGTATCAGTTCAAAAGATGGTACTACACCGCCGTAACAGATTCCCTTGGCATAAGAGTTGCAAGGCAGGGTGGGATTGAGCCTATCAATGCGGCTCTGACCACCTCAACTATTCCGCAGGACATCTCATACGTCTATGACCCTGGCCTTGGTTTCACAAATCAAGATGCTAACCCTGCAAATCGGACAGCTTCATTCACGGATACAGTTCAACAGTATGGCCGTTCAGACTTGTTTGTGAACACTAGACTTGGAACTTTGACAATCCCTCCCCGAATCCTGTTTATGGAATCGCAAGGGGTTCCGTTTTGGAATTATACATGGATACGGTCTGTCCAAAATGTGCGTGTGCGGTATATTTATGGTTATTCGAGTCCTACTCAGCCCGATGCGTTAATTGGGACTGATAAAGGTAATCTTCCTCCTGAGATAACCGATGCTACAGCGGCCCTCACCGCCAAATATTTACTCATAGATAAAGGAATTTTTATGAGTTCTGGAACAACGAGCATATCAGCAGAGGGCATAAACAAAAATTATGGAGAGATGCCCTATGCGGGCCTGATAAAATACCTCGAAGAATCGGCTAAACGTACATTGACACGGTACAAAAGGTTGGGGGTCTAATAATGAAACAGGTTACGCGCTTTGAGATGAACGGAGATATTCTTACCCTCCACTTCCGCGATGACTCAGACCCAAACACTGATTCTTACAGTATAAATGTAAATTGGAAAATCAACATAGAAGTTCAAAAAGTTATCTGTGCGGCCATTCGGGTTGTTGCTACCTATCTTCTGACCGAGAATAAAAACCTAAAGGATATACACCAAGACGAATTAGAATACTTGTTCCAACAACTTCTTAAGGGGCCACTTCCTCCAGAGCCACCTTCAGGATACTAAATGGCAACCAACACAAAGACCATCACGGCGGTAACTAAAATTCTTGCTACGCTGACGAAGGTAATATCGTCAAACTCGCATATCACCTCTACTGGAACCTCACTTCTTCCAAAATGTTCAGAGGGGCTTTTATCCTCACTCGCCGTCGAAATTATTGATGAAGATTTATCCTTGAAGGTCACTGGTGGTACAGTCTATCTCTTCCGAAACCAAAATCTCCTCGAAATTCCAAAGGTCAGGATACGGTCTATTGACCCCACTACGGGAATTGAGACCCCACTTTATGAAGCTATTGACTACACTATCAATCATGTCGCAGGAGAATTGACCCTCACTGTAGCAACAGCCAACACTATCCGAGTCGAATATTTTTACAAGCCTTTGACGGATAAGACTATTGATACGCTTTTGGAACAGTCTATCACTGAGATTTCTGTCGAGATTCACCGCCCTATAAATCATCAAAGTATTCCATCCGAGTACCAACCTGCTATATGCCGTCGCCTAACTACAAATGTACTGAAGACTCTCCAGGTTGAAACTAGGGATTTCTTTGCCATCTCGATAGCAGGGCGCAGTATTTCCAAAGACCAAGTGCCAACTCATTTCGATCTTCTGATGAAAGACAATGAGACAACTTTGCGGTATATGATTACACAATTGAGACACTTTAACAATACGGCAAGGCTGGAATAAAATGCCGCGCTCCCGTAACGTCGATAGGTCACAAATCAAACGAATGAATGATGAGGGACGACTCGAAATTGGAGAGGCGGTCATGCTTAAGCTTGTTGATTCGGCCAATGCTGGAAATCCCGCAAGGGGAGTCGGGCGCACCTATACTTTTAAATTTGTCCCCACTCGCGCTATTATTGAACAAGTTGACCAGAACGATGTCTTAAACTCCGGCGGGATTTATCAAACGGGAGACATCAAGATACAACTCAACGAAAAACTCCGAGAGGTTATTGATAAAGTAGGTAATATTGGAGATAGGGTTGTATGGCAAAAATCAGAATACCGCGTGGTTGGTAAACGTCACCCAAATACCTTAACTGGTGATACCTTCTTGTACTCATATGTTGTTCGTAAAGTTGATGAGCAATCCTAATGGCCGTTACTTCCGTTGATAGACCAGGAGAATTTTTCAAACTAACAATTACATTGGAAAACACACCTGAAGAAATTGAGAGACTAGCAAATCGTGGCGAAGCTTTTGACCGAGAGCTTAAAATAGCCTTCACAAATTTTATATTTGAAGTCCATAAATATTTGCTTCGCGTTACGCCAATTGATACGGGGGAACTTCGTGGGGGATGGTTAGCCTATTTAGATGCTCATAGCATAGACTATTCCCGACAGGTAACAGATACGTCTATTGCAGAAAAAGCCCCAGGACGAGAGTACCATATAACTCCAGATGGTATACAGCTTGGTCGAGGTTTCTCACAATATGAGGTCCCTATTCCTACAGATGTAACGATTGTCAACAGTGTCCCTCACGGTATCTATTTGGAAGATGGAACATCGAAAATTCCCGCCCGAAATTTTGTGGGGCTGACGCGGTATAAAGCGGAATTTCTGTATGAAAAGCTAATGAAAGACTGGCTATCAAAAATTGAAGGGGTCAATGAGATTGTTCCAGCCGACGCACCTCCAGAAATCCAGGTATAACAATGCCTATTCCAAGTGGATTCGTCCCAAAAGCGGGCAAGCAACAACTTATGGCAAGCTTCAATAACTTTCTAGTCTCACAACTAGATGGTGGAGAAGTCCATGATGGTGCGGCCACATCTTTGCCTCTTGGTAAGACATTTTGGTGGCTGTTTGGATATCCACTTACCACTTTAATGTTTCCATCTATATCAGTAGTTGAGGTTGGATTATTTAACAAAGGCGAATTCGCAATAGGAAGATTGTTGGGGTTCGAGTCTGACGGGACTCCAATCAAAGGTACAAGAAATCAGACGTTAGTAGAAATAAACTGTTGGGCTAAAGATACAGATACAAAAGCCGACGCAGAAAAAGTAGTACGAGAGCTACGCGACAGAATTATCTTTGCGCTGACAAATGCAGGGCAATTTGATGAAACAACAAATGGTTTGCTCATCCCTCCGATAGAACTAAAGAACTACAATGTGATAGGCAATCCAAAAGTGGGTCTCATCAATATTGACCCTTCAGATAACGCAATCAATGAAAAATTCATCGTGGATAGCGTCGATGCAAATATCAAGAGATACAAACTGCTCGTTAGGATTTTCTGGTTCGAGCTATCCGAACCATTACCATAATGGTGTACATCTATGCTCTCATAGACCCAAGAACAAAATTAGTCAGGTATGTTGGGCAGACCAGTAACTTAAAGGAACGATATTATCAACATTGTTCGTCCACAACCTTACGAAAAACGTATGTAGGATGTTGGTTAAAAAGTTTGTGGAGATTAGAAATAAAACCTATCCTCGAAGTCCTATCCGTTGAGACAGAAGAAACGTGGAAACAGGGTGAAAAATTTTGGATTGCTTATTTTCGACGATTAGGTTGCTCTCTAACAAATCTTACAGATGGTGGAGATGGGACAAGAGGAATAGTGCGGAGTTCTGAATTTCGTGAAAAGATTAGACAGGCAAATTTAGGAAAGAGACATACGGCAAAAACAAAAAAGAAAATGAGTGAAAATCGAATGGGACATCCCGTTTCCCAAAAGGTAATAGACAGGGCGCACAATCTAAATTTAGGAAAGGTTTTCTCGCTAAAAACGAGAGAAAAAATGCGTTTGGCCCATATTGGAAAAGCGTTGTCCTCCGAGACGCGAAAACATTTGAGCGAAGCCATTAGAGAAAGTTGGAAAATAAGAAAAACTAAACAACTACAACTAGTTGTTCGATAAGGAGATATAACAATGCCGGAGACGGTTATAGGCACCCGAACCAAGTTAGAGTTGATGAGTAAGACACATGGAGCCATCAGGGTTCCATTGGCGCAATCATTTGACTACACCCCGAAGTACACGGAGAGAACAATCTTCGAGTTTGACCGAAGTGATGCTATTCTCATCGTGTCTGTGTTCGATGGGGTAGATGTCAAGTTTGATTACTTCGACACAGATAGTCATTTGGTGGATTCAGTATTCAATGACCTTAGCCCTGCCGCTACTGTTACGAAGAATGACCCATCAACGCTTAAGCACTTCAACGGAATGTTGAACATTCGCTCTGAATCAACAGGGAAAATCTTTCAGAGTGTGTATATGAAAGAAGCCCGCGTGAAGGGATTTGCGGCAACGGAGCCAGTCCGAGAGGAATCAAAAATTACTGTTGATGCTTCTGCTCTGAACGTGATTCGGCTCAAGGGTGCGGCTATTATGTACGTCCGAATGTTGGATTTTGACCCCGACCCTGCCGTATTTCTTCAAGGGGCTTCAAACTCTGAAGTTGACTTAAACTTCCCCGATGTTCCAGGGCCATATGTCATTACCTTGCCCCACACGGCAGTTGCAATTGACCCTGCGGGTTCGCTGTCCTTGCGTGTTCTGAAGAATGGGAACGAAGTTACAACGGGGTTTACATTAACCACGACTACCTTCACCGTTCCGACTGAACCCGCCGACACAGACATTTGGGAACTCTGGGCGGCGTATATTGATTCATAATTTAGTGTGACAATTTTGAGGAGAGGTCAAAACGTCTGCCCGCGTATTCAGAATCCGTGACTCCCGACATGGTATCTGGACTTCTCCTCATTTTTTGTTGACGTAATTGGGTCAGGTCTATCGGGAAAACTATCGGAGGACAAATGGAAAACACCGAGGCGCAAGACATAGTTGAGTCTGTTGCCAAAAATAGTGTTGTTACAAAAGCCTATGAGAAGCTAAATCGCAAATGTGTAGACATGGATGTTCCTAGGCAATTGACATTGCTGGAAACTATTGAGTCGGTACTTATTTCGCTAAAGGCCGACTCTCCTGATAAAACAAACCAAATCGCTGAAGCTGAACAGCAAATTGAGAGCCTTCGGAAAGACTCTATCATTGGCACGTTAGTCCCGCTCAAAACAACGGATATGTTCCTTGTCCAGGGCTTGATTGCGGAAACCGCCATGAAGGGTAAAGAGATGGGGTTCGAGATGGACGTTCAGCTTTTTATTATGACTAAAGCTGAACGATGTGGAACCATCTACCTATCACTCAGAAAACGAAACAATATTGAGGAAAGATACTTCAAGAATCAAGAAGAAGTGTTAGAAGTCGATGACCGCGTAATGCAGGAAATAGTTAAGGTTTATCGAGACAATTTTATGTTGACTGAGGTTGAAAGAAAAAACTCGTAAGGAGCGCCCTATTTACTAATCGGCTTCATCTGGCGCGTTCCTACGGATTAAATATTTTTGAAGCCGACTCAATAGAAAATCTAACTATTGAGCAGTATTATGCCCTTGTAGAGGCGACTATCGAAGCTGCTAATCAAGCTACAGGGAGGGATTCAGGAAGAACTGTATCTATACGGACTAAACCCTAATGGCATCTCAGCTATCCCTACGCATATCAAGCCAACTTGACAAGAAAGGCTTTGACGACTTCAAACGGGAGTCCAAAGGTCTAGTTGATAATATTCGACAAGCCAATACCTCCACCCAAAACCTTGCGGAATCGTTTTCTAATCTGGGAAGCATTTTGGTTGGAGTTTTTGCGGCTAGTGGGATTAAGGCTTTTGTTGCAGCGGCCTTAGAAACGGATAGGTCGGTAGCTATCATCGCGGGTCGCTTTAAAGCGTTAGGAGATGCTGGCATTACGTCGGCTCAGGACGTTGAGGCCCTAACCGCCTCTCTTGCTAGGACTAGTCAGTTTTCACAGACTGAATTACTTGCGGCTTTGAACGCTACTCTCCGAACCGCCAAAAGTTCAGGTGAGGCATTTAATGTTCTTGCTACAGCCCAGACCCTTGCGGCGGCAACTGGTAAGGAAGTAGCAACTGCGGCTTTTGCGATTACCAGGGCGCAACAGGGGGGTACTCGACAGCTACAAATTATAACTGGCTTATCTTCCGCCCGAATCAAACAGCTTAATGATGAAGGAAAACTACTTGACGTTATTAATGCTAAGTTTAAGGACGCGGCAGAGGCGGCGGGAAGCACTTTAGCAGGTGAACTTAAAAAACTTGGTAATCGGTTTACGGAAATAGGGGAAAGTATAGGTCATCAACTTCTTCCATTTCTACAGTTTGCTATTGATACACTTAAAGCGATTCCTACCCCCCTCATTACAGCGGCAACTGCTACACTTGCGTTTTTAGTTGCAACAAAAGGAATCGCCTCCGCTCTTGCCGTCTTAGGGATTGGTTCGACAACAGCCAGCAAAAGTGTTTCAGCATTAGGAGTGTCGGCTGTGGGTACGGCGGCCCAGATGTCTGTATTGAAAACTGCGGTAACTCAAACTACGGTAGAGGTAGAGAGATATGGAGTGGCAATTGGTTCGAGGGGCGTACAAACAGGAGGATTCAAAGCAGCACTTTCGGGAATTGGGGCAGCAATTCCTGGTCTTGCATTAACTGGTGGGATAGCAGCTATAGAGCTATTCGTTGCAAGTTACCAGGCGGGTACAGACAAAATCAATGAAGCTACTGCTGCGATGAATCTCAAATTTTCTGGGGTTCCTGAAGCTCTAAAAGACAACCTCAAAGCACTTGGTTCTCTTGAACAGCAATCCCAAGGAGCTAAAAATGCTATAGCTTTATTGAATGAGCAACTTGATAAATTACTAGCTCAGGGGATTAGTGGCGACCGAAATCGTATAGCACGTCAAACAGCCGAACGGGATAGACTCGTTGCAGAATCCCGTCAGATTCAGGAGCAAATAGACTTCCGCAAGAAACTTGAAGCCGAAGGTACGAAGGAAGAAGAAAAACGATTTAGGGAACTTACCCAAGCAAAAGATACTATTCGTGCAACTGACCTTTCCCGTGATATTGCCTTTCTTACTCAAGAACTAGAAGATGACAAGATTCAAGGAGAAGAGCGGAAGGTTAGACAATTAAAACGGCAAAATGACCTTATTGAGATTCACCAATTAGGTTTGGCGCAAATTATTAAAGCTCACGAAGACGCTAACCGAAAGCTAACTCTCTTAGAACAGGCGGTTGCAGCCATACGTCCAACGGAGGTATCCAAACTGGCCTCTGATGAACAGGACAAAATCATTAACTCAGAATTGAGACTTCGTAATCGAAAGCTAGAAGTAGCAAAAACCGAAAAAGAAGATGCTATCCGAAAAGCTAAAGAAGAATTTGAAAACTCTTTTAAGACCGCCCAGGATAGAGAAGGTCTTGAAAAGAAAATCTCTGACGCTATTAAAGATGAGCGAGGTAAGCAACTCACTATTCACCAAGATTTTGAGGGGAAGATTAAAGATTTTGAGTTTAAGGGACGCAAAGACCTTCGAGAAGAAGAGCGTCGAAAAGTTGACGAATTGGCCCGCCAGCAGGAAAGGAGAATCGACCAAGAGGAAACGCTAAAACAAGCAACTAAAAAGCGCCTTGGTCTGCTAGAGGAACAAAGGATTCCTGCCGTTGTAGAAATCAAGACAGTGGAATTTTCGGGAAACCTCACACAACAAATTACAGATGAGTTTAGGAAGAAGCTAGGGGATAACTTTATTATCATTAAGGTAAAGGAACCTGTGACAGCCATAGCCCCGTCAGGTAAACACTAAATGTCTCAGCGCGTAGATGTAGAGTGGCGAAAAGGAACAGACGGGTTGGGAGGAACTTATACGTTCTTTCCTCGTCCTTCTCTTACCCGCCCCGTGACAGGACAAAAAAAGGTCGAGTTCAAAATCCCTCTTTTAACAGGGAGCGTCACACAACTCCTAGGTAAAGACTCCGACACAATTATTCTAACTGGAGTATTAGTACAAGCCGATGCTAGTAACTTTGATGCTCTAGATACTCAAAGGAGAAATCTTGTTTCTGGGGTTGGTAATGGCGTAGGGCAACTTCATATTATTTCCAATCTTGGCAATCCCGATAGTAAGCATATATTCTACCGAGCGATTCCCACAAAAATAGATTTCAAAGAACAGACCAATTCCCAATTATTAGATTACACAATTGACTTGCTCCTATCCGACCCAACGGAGAATATTGTTTAATGTCAAACTTTATAGTAGATACTGGTGGAACCCTCTTTACAAATCTAATCTCTTATTATAAGCTTGAAGAGGCCACAGGGACGAGGGTAGATTCGGTTGGTACTAACAATCTCACCGATAATAATGCAGTAACTAATGGGACTGGTATAAGAGGCAATGCCGCACAATTCGCCAGAGCCAGTAATCAAAATCTCACGCACGTTGACAATGCCGCCCTCTCAACAGGAGATATTGATTTTACATTTGCGGGTTGGGTCTTCTTGGACTCCAAACCAAGTCAAATGGGGATTGCTGGAAAAGGAGACGGTGGGGGCGCAACAAGTGATGAGTGGAGAGTAGAATATCTTGGAGGAGTCACAGACCGATTCCTATTTATTGTACGGGGTGGAACGGCGGCTGTAATTGCGAATAATTTTGGTTCTCCTGCTACCGGAACGTGGTATTTCATTGTGGTGTGGCATGATTCCGTAGGCAACACTATTAACATTTCCGTAAATAATGGAACAGCAGATAGTACAGCGTTCTCCGGTGGCCCAAACGATACAACCAGTGGATTTGTAATTGGGAATGGATTTAATCCCATCATCTCCGCCTACTCTTGGGATGGAAAAGTTGATGAGGCAGGTTTTTGGAAAAAACTTCTATCAAGTCAGGAGAAGATTGACCTTTACAATGGCGGTACTGGAAATACCATCACGAATGTAACGACTTCTACAAAAACCATCAACGCAAATACGAACATTAAGACGACCTTAACTAAAACGATAGATGCAAATACTAATCTCATCACCGCGCAGAATACAGATACTATCAACGCCAACACAGACATCTTTGGAGCTTTACATACGGAAACGATAACAGCGAATACTGTTATTAAAGTAATTGCGACCAAGACGATTGACGCTGTAACATTTATCAAAAAGACTATTCTGCAACCAATAGGCGCTGTTACCACCATCTTGCTCCGACCCACCAAAACAATATCTGCAAATACAACCATACTTGCGAGAGAGCCAAACCTTGTCCTTTACAAAGAATCTGACCTCTCAACTCCTGTTGGAACTTTAAGCAACCCATTAAATTTTGGGACTGTGGATGCGGGAACTACTGTACTACAGGTTAATAACCCCTTTGTTCTATTCAATGATAAGGGCGGTACGCTCAAGTCATTTGATGCTAGAGAGGTCACAATCAGCGTTGTTGAATTTAATCTGGTCGATGAATTATTGGGGTCAAGTAATGGGTTAGCAAGCCAGTTGTTTACAGTGGCATTTCCTCCGGCTGTAGACAACAATGATAAAATTACGATAAAGGTCAACAATATTGGTTGGACAAGAGTATCTTCTTTTGCAGGATTCCAGCCTACGTCTGAGATATATACCTTTAACGCCACAACAGGAACCATCACATTCGGAGATGGTCTACAGGGCAAAATTCCTCCTGCTGGAAATAGCATCAAAGCCTCTTATACGCCCGACACACAGCTATTCGGAAAACAGGCCATTGAACAATTGTGGATTGGGGTACAATCCAGTGGAGTGATTTCCAACAATATAACCACCCAACTTGAGGAAAGGAACGCTACGGATACAACTCATGTCCAAATTATTCACCATCCCAAAGTTGTATCTGTGAGCGGCGTTTGGTTAGCAACAGACCCGAATCGTCTCGGCACAAATTATTTTACTGGTGGGGGGTTCAACGACCAGACAGGAATCATTAACCTCGGAACTCCGCTTCCAAGTATTCAACGAGTTCTTGTAGATTATGTATACACAATTGCGGATGATGCGGAGGGTATCTTTACGCAACTGAATGATGTAGTTACCCATACTTTCACCAACTCTATTCCCTCTAACAACGCAAAAAGATTGAACTTCCTGGCCGCGATTCCAAGTGATGCTTCATCATCAGGGCTAGCGACCATAAAGCTCAAGGTAAGAATCACATATAAAATCTAAGTAACCGAAAGGTGGTGATATAATGCCAAGTATCTTTGAGTTCTCAGAAAGCAATAGTGCCGGAGAAACCGTTACCAATGGGATATTGAATGTCAACTTCGGTAATCTCGATTCTCCAAATCTGTCCACTCCGAACAATAGAGTAGTTGCCGGATTGAACAGTTTTGAGAAGTGGTTTCGAGGACACTTTACCGGAACGTACACCACGATTGATAACCTGAAGTTCTGGAAATCCGCAGGGTCACTCGGAACCGGAGTCAGTATTAAGGCCGCAGTAAACGCGGCGTTTGCTACTCCAACGGACAGCACATCAGTTGTTGCGACGGCTAATGTTCCCACAGTGGTAGGAAGTGCGCTTGTCCCAACAAGTCCAGGTGCTTCCCCGTCATATGATGGGTACATAATTATGCAACTTCAGACAACTGGAGCGGCAAGCCCAGGTTCGATAGGTACACAAACTTTTTCGTTGAGATTCGACGAGGTTTAAGGGCAATCCAATGCTCGTTTAAGCAATAAGACATGGATTGCCGAAGGGAATACAATTCCTTCGGCACAACTCTAGGAGACAATTCAATGTCAAAACTTACCTTAGTCTGGATGGCATATTTTCAAGGCGGGAAACTGCTCTACCAATTTGAGGATGAAGAGCAGACCAAAGAGCACCTATTCAAAGAAGTACTTGACCGCCAGGACGACCTCAAACTATTCTCGCTCATCAATACGAAATCCAACCGTATCTATCAGATTGACCTTGAAAACGGACGATTTCGTTTTTTTGCTCCTGGGTTTGTAGCGAGTCCCGAAGACGTGGTGGAAGGTTCAACTGAAAATAAATATCGCCTCATCCACTTTAGACGAATCGAAAAGTCATTCGCCTATGGCGCAACCTCAACAATTGAAGAGCTTTCAACCTCTATAAAATATTTTCTTGGTTATCAGTACACTACCACTGAAGGAAAAAATATCAAACACATGGCCCAAATCACGGATAATGATGAGGTCTACTTAGTATAGCAATGCCAACTAACACGAAATTCATAGACTCTATTTCAACTATTGCTCTCCGCAACGTGGAGTTCATAGGCCATATCATTTCTGAGCGAGCAGGAATAGTTGATGAGGAGACTCACATCATTGTTGACCAACCACTTCCTACGGCTCCCGTCATCGCTACTGCAACCGACCTGAAATACGGAGATACGATACGGCTTGTTTGGGCGGGGGGGGGGCCGTTCTTCAACGTCTACTACAAGAAGACCATCGACATAACTTATATTCGTGCGAATGGGACTCCTTTACCTGGGGCTACGACTCAATATGATGTTGGTGGATTAGAGGTTAATGTAGCCTACAACTTTATTGTGAGGGGGGTCAACGGGGCTGGAACCGAAAGCGCCAACTCAAATGTCAAAACGGCAACGCCGACCCTAGACCTTGGACTATCTAAATTTGTCACGCCTACATGGTCGGTGGTTATAAATAATGTGACGCGAACCGACGCAGTATTATCAAGTGTTGAACTTGGTTATGGCTCTAGTATCTCGAACGCGATTTTCTCTATCAAGAAAGACCCCGATGAAGTGGGATTTCCTAATTACAACGATGATGTTCAGATATTCGTAAATAGTCGTCAGGTACTAAAAGGGAAAATTAAAGGCATTACATCGAAAATTTCCATCAGTGGTTTGGAGAAAACCTTTACGGTCTTGAGCAACATTAGTAAATATCAAGATGATGTCGTTTCAGTGGCTAATTCTTTCTTTAACGTGAGGGCATCTCTCTTTAATGTTCAGCGTCAGGTCAATGTCCAAACCTTTACAGATTCTACTGGAACGCCGAGTAAGAAAAATGCTCCTGCAATCTTACAAGCAATTCTAGGCTTTATACCTAGTGGAACCCTCGATGACTTCCCAGGTGAAGTTCATCTTACTGATGAGACTTTACTATCGGCTACGGATACTGTCATCAAGAAGCTTGGAAACTTCAAAATATTCTTTAACCAATCTACCGAGCTTATAGAATTTTACAAATTTGGGGAGGGCGGGGATGTGACCCGTCAATTTGTGAAAGGTGAAAATCTAATCGACTTTAACATAACGGAAAATCGGCGGGATATTGTAGACCAACTAACACTTATTGGCCCCCCAAGGGCAGTTAGAAAGACGGCTCTACTAGACCCAACTTCCCTAGATTTTCAACAAGATGCGTCAGGCGCACGGCATTTGACATTTACTCTTGTTGGGAAGAATGTCCGAGAAATTGAGATAATTGGGACTTCGAGAGATAAACCTACCTATGAACATGGGCATATTTATGTGCTTCCCGAAGACATGGGATTCCTGCCTGGGCTTACTTTTATTGATACTCCAACATTGACCCCCGATGCAGTTCAATCACAACTCAACTTCGACCTAGCGGCTATTGATGCCGATACTACTAAGACTGACCAAGAAAAGGCTAAAGCTAAAGCTCAGGCTCAGATTGATGCCGCAAAGATAGCAACTTCTGAACTAAATATTCCAAATCTATTTGTACCAGAGTTTGCTCAATGGCCCATCAATATATTTTCAGAAGTACCTGAAGGAAGTATGCAAGGCGATTTTGGGTTTCGACAAAATATAACTCATATTGCTGACCGCCCCACCAGTCAAAATACTGTTTCAACAGATATTGAATTTTTTGACAAAAATACTGCAAAGGTATTTATCAATGAAGTTCCCAAAGTCTACTATCACTCGGAAATTACCCGTTCGGTTGAGAATAAAAAGATTGGTATTCCCTCTGACCCAGGAGCAACAACGGAGGTTACTGTTTTAACAAGTATATGGCACGCTCCAGGTTTTATGCGAGTCTTTTATACTGTGGACGGTGATAGACCAACCGTTGTGCGTGGGAGTGGGACAGTCAAACGAACGATTACCGACGAGCAGTACCAAATTATTAACGATAATGTTTCAGCCCCTCCCTTCGCCCGTCCATTTGATAACGAGGCCGAGATACTAGAGGCAATGAATGATAGAGCCGATGCCGAATTTGAACAATTAAATCGTCCCAAAATAAGTGGCTCAATCACCATTTTAGGTGACGAGACTGTTGACCTCAAAAGTACAGTCATTATCAATGGACAACGGCTCGATGTGACAAGAGTTGCACATAGCTTTACTAATGGATTTACTACCCAAATTTCTCTAACCAATGAACCTTTCATTGAAGTGGGGGTATTTATTCCTACTGAGCGACTTCCACTTCCCCCAACAAAATTTGCTCAAATTGATTTTAAGATTGAATTTTCCGATGTCACACAAAACCAAAACTTTCAGACTAATAGGCAGAACGAATTTATAAAGCAAATAAAAGCGGCAGGAGTTCCCGTAGCAAGGTATCAATTATAATGTTTTGTCCGACTTGTCACTCGTCAATTGGCTCTGGCGGTTTGTCCGAGGCGGCAAGAGTCCAAGGCGCTCAAGGAACAGACCCTAATGGAAATCCTATTCCACGATGGTCTGACGACCCAATATTAACTAATCCTCCCACTAGTGGGGATGCGTACCGAGGGGTAAATAGTCCTCGAACTGTTCATATACTTGAGCTTCAACAGCAAATCACGACAATGGAAACTGGCTTAGGATTGGTATTGACGGCATTTAGTCCGATTGATGACACGACTCACATATCTCGCCGACATATTATTGAGCTACGGCAGGCCATCGAACGATTGCTAAATGTTAGTGGAGCAACCCTTGAAGACTATTTCAAATTAGATAGTGATGGAACCCCACAAACACAAAATCCAATTCTAGTTGGCTTCGGCGCGGCAAGCCCCCAAGTAGAATGGATAGA